TGGAACCGTGCTTATAATATGGATGTTATCACTAATTTTGCATATCCCCACTAATTACTTTTTATTAGTATTCGCATCATTTGCAATTGTTAGAATGTCTATCCCCGGTAGTGCAATGCACTATAACGCATGGTATAGATGCTTCGTATGGTCAACTGCTACTCTATTGAGCTTATTATTAGTATCTAACATTGATATTTATGCGGCTGTGTTGTTATCCATTTTTGTGGGCATAGTTACAACAGGAAAGTGTAATATCTCTGAAGTATTTATGTGGAAAGGTAAAGATACAAAATATCAAGATATTGTTGATTTTGTGCATTATAACCTATTAGACGATACATTATTAGAGTTTGAAAATCGTCTGAAAGCTTATAATAACTTGCAGTATATGATTTATAAGTATAGGTTTAGGGATGGACTATCGTATCATAAAATTGAGGAAAAGCTGGAAATGGAATCTTTCCAAATATCAAGGGAAATAGACCAAATTGCATTGAGTATACGCTTATTTTGCAATATTTAACATTAATATCCGTCATAAAAATGGCGGATATTTTTTCGTTCAAAAATCTATACATACGGCACTGTCAAGCGCAGTGCGTTTTTGATAAAGTATTAAGTATAAACTTATAGTAAGGACGGAATTGAATGCAAGTAATACAAAGGCTTGAAAATATTGGGTTCGATACACGCGAAGCGGTTGCGATATATACATTTTTAGCATTACATAAGAAAACTCTTATAAAAATATTGGAACAACATGAAAACAACACGTTCAATCTAAAGGAGAATATTAATGTATCATAATCCGTATTATTCTGGATTCAATCCAAGTTCATACCCTCCGCAACAACCGAATCCAAATTATAAAATGGAAATGGATAATTTATGGCAAAAGATGAAGGATATGGAGAGCAAAATCTATAGTACCCCACAACAATCTATGACGGCGTCACAACAACCTCAACAAAAGTCCCCGAATCAATTAATTTTAATACCTGTAACTTCGGCTGACGAAGCTTTTTCTCATGCAGTGGATTATACCGGCGCGAAACAATATTTTATCAATGAATCTAAAAATGAGATTTATGTGCGATGGTTTGACGCCAATTTGCCTAAAACATTTAAAGAAGTATACCGATTAGTACAAACTGACGACGGAATTGTTGATCCAAATAATTCCATTCCAACAACATTGTTTGATAAACTTGATGCGCTTGAAGACCAAATAAACGAAATTAAGGAGTTGTTGATTGATGACGATGAATCCTACAGTTTTGATGCAGAAAGCGTGGAGTTTAATAAAGCAGAAGATGCCCGATTCGGAAGCGATATTAAACAAGGCAATGCAAGTAGGACAAAGCCAAAAAAGCCTGTCGGCAGTAATGTCACTACTAGAGGCAGAAGCAAGAAATAGAGGGCGCGGAGATATAGTTAACAACCATATATGGCAATCATATAAAAACAAGAGACTAGAAGAGGTTGTTCCGCACAGCATGAATCTTGTTAAAGAATTAGGCATTGCGCCAACAATACTATCAATGTTCGGAGGTAATAAAAATGGATGGTGATAAAAAGGATTTATTATATGGTGTTATAGCAATCAGTGCCATATATTTAGTATATATTGGAGTTATTATAATGTCGAATATTAATAAAGAAGCGAAGGATTGGAGTGTTTTGAATGGATGATAGTATGTTAGACAAAATAGGACAAGGAATGATGATGTTTGGAATAGGGTGTTTAATACATTCAGTTTCAAAATTGCCAAAAGAAACTTTGCAAGATATAGGAAAACATCTTGACGATGGCAAAATAGATGAAGTGAAGAAGCTGGTTGGGTCGTCGGAAGATGCGCGCGGAAAATCCCGTCATGACGATCACGATGATAGCTATAAAAAGAAAAAACATGACGAAGATATACATGGATATCGTTACGATGATGAACCTCCGATAAAACGCAAATATGAAGACGATCATGATAGGCGATCAGATAGATATGAAGACGATAAAAATGAATAATATTCCAAAAGGTCTATTATAACATAACTTATTGAAAAGGAGGATGAAAATGGTACACGAAACAATGCTTCCTAGCAATTTTACACAAACAGGAAGAAGCGGCGAAGGCGAATACGGATTAAATTATATGTGGATTTTTGCTATAATAATCGTATTTTTTGCAATCATCTTTTGGGGAAAGAAAGATGAACGACGTCACGATTGCGGATTAGAAAGCGTATTTCCCGCGCTTGCATTAGGAAACATGAGCAACCAATGCTGTAAGCCTAGATGTAATGACGGATGCAGTGAAGAACAGCGTGATTGGGATATGTGCAGGGACAACGCAAGAGAATTCGGTAATTTGAAAATGGAGATTAAAGAGACGGGCTGGACACAATCAAGGGAGAGTGACAAATATTTCTACGAGACAAGGGGTGCGATGGATAGAGGGTTCTACGAAAATCGGTATGCAACGGATAAAGGGTTTTACGAGCAAGCAAGACTTACTGACCGCAACGATTATAACACACTGCTTGGCTTTAAGAACACAGAGATTTTGGGATTGCAAAACACGAAAGAGGTTATTGGAAGAATTGACACACTGGAAAAAAGAATCGACCAAGATGTAATACGCAAGCAAGGCGAAGAGATAAGCCATCTAAAGACGGTACTTGCGCTTGATTTTAGGCGACCTGTATATGGTACAGGCGTAAATAATGCGCATATATACCAACAGAGCATCGGCGCAGATACAGGACATTTTGGGTATGGATACGCGCCGGGATATTGTTAGTTTGACATGATGTTGTTAGTGCAGTGCGGGACTGCATTACTTCATATCAGTGGGATAAGCCCGCTCCCGACGGGCAGACCTCCACTAAATATTATTATTTAGGAGGTATTTAGGAATGAGAAACATGGTTGTAAGTAATAGACATTGTGGTTGTGGACACGAATGCAGGTGCGGTTGTGTGCGCGAAAGATTTAATTTTTATACTTTCCCCGCTCCGTTGCGAAAAGAGCAGTCTAGGTTGGATACTACACAGCTGACAATCCATACAGACGAAATTGTTACAAAAGAATTAGTAAGAAAAGGATGTTGCCCGCCTGAACCTATAACGGTAAAAGACGCCAAAAAATCTTTTGTTATATCGGCAGTTACAAGATGTTTAGAGCCCGGTACGTTCTATACGTTGCAGATTGATCGTGAAACGCCGCTTGAAGCGTTTGGGCTAGATACCTATATCAATGTAGAAAACTGTTCGTTCTTCAGGGGCGAGGTCGGTTTGAATTTTACCAAATCAACGCATTTTAGACCTTGCGCTCATATTGATCCGATTGTAGGACTTGAAGATCGCGACACAATTGAGAGTGTAGAGGTTGACGGCGGTATAAACGATGGCGAAGGCGGATTTGGTATGGGCGACGAGCATATGCACGGCGGATTCGGTTGCGCCGGAGCAATACCCGGTAATCCTGCGTTCCCCGCGCAAGACTTTGTAGGGTGCGGTTTTAGATCACACAGAGGCGTTTTGATCCCGGTAGTACTTGATCTTTCCGGAAATATTGCTACAGGTAAGAATTTCAGTACAGGCAGATATACAGTTCCGGGTCTTGGAAGACCGTACAATAATCGTTTTGTGCTTTATTTTAATAATACGGGTCGTTTTGTACTTAACCGAGATTGGCGCAGACGTTCAGACTTTGCATAAGCAAAAAAATATTAATCGGAGCGGGCAGATTGTATCTGCCCTTCCTTTTAGTATAAAAAGTTATCGTAAAAGTTACTTATTCGAACTACTCTAATTTTTCGAGAAGTTTATAAGAAACACTGGCGACAACACTATATTACGAGAGGAAGATTAAACATATGAAAGAGAAGTATACCAGCCTTATGAAAGCACTGGAAAAAGACTTGACACAATATGCAAGCAAGTCAGACAGCGGCGCAAAGCTTACAAAAGACAGCTCATCCGAAATAGCATCACAATCAGTAGCATTACTTGCGTTAAAGGGATTAAGCCTGGTTGACGATATACGAAATCACGGTTTAGAAAAACTTATGAAACATAGCGGCGGAGACCATCACAAAATATCTCCTATGGGATTTGATTCTCGCGCCCACGATATCCCTCAATATCCGTGGATGGCGGCACTTGCTAAACGTATAAGCCCGCAAGTATTGCCTCAAATGGACGAATATGAAGAGCATGATGAAATGGAAATGAGGCGCGGCGTACCGGGTACCGGAACTTATGGAGACAGAAGGAAACGAAGAAAACGAAGAAGAACTCGCTATGAAATGGACGGAGATATAGGCGCAGAATATACTGATGGAACGAGTGTTGATTATAGATACGATGAACGCCATGAATCTCCGCACAGTGACCATGATTATGAACATGGTGACATGGAAGCTAGAAGAAGGAGAAGTAAGCGAACAGGAAGGTTTATAAAAAGCGAATCGGATCACGATGATACCGGTTATGATATTAGACATAATGTACGTAACGAAGTGAAGCAAGAAATTGATAGGCACGCGGAGCATCAACGAGCAATAAATGAAGCGTATGCAAGAGGCGCGGCAGATATGGCAAATACCGCAAGATCGGAAGTCCAGTCTAAATATGATGCAACCAACGAACACGCGAGGCGCGGAGTTCCGGGTACCGGCACATCATCTTTGGGCCCAAGCTTAGAGGTATAGTATAATGAGCGCAGAACTTTTAAACAAAGTTAACAAACGGTTGCAGACCGCCGTATCATTCCATAGGGAGAGTGCCGATTTATACTGGTTTATTTATTTGCCCGGATTTGCAATGATGCACGAATATCAAAACTTATCTGAACTTTTTATGCAACGAAAGATAAAGCGATATATATCTACAACATATAATACGGTTGCTCCTGATAAAATTGTAGAAGCCGCTAATATAATAGAACCGTTGATAAAGGGTAAGCAACGATTCGAATTAAGCGCAACGGAACGATGGACAGCCGTTAAAGAATCATTCAAAGCATACCAAAATTGGGAAGAAAATACAATTAAAGATTATCAAGATATAGCACTTGAGTTGATTAAAACTTGTGAAATATCCTCGTTTGAAATCTTAAATGATATTATAACCGATACAAAAAAAGAATTGACGTATTTGCGCGATATGATCATAGATTTAAATGGCATGGATTGGGATATGATTGAAATATCTTCCAGGCAGTCTGATTATTTTGAAAGATTTGAATACCTAATTAAAAATATATTAGGGAAGTCAGAGTATTTTCATCACTGGAATTCCGCGCAAAGTTATGAAGACAGGACATCTGTATTCGATAAAAAGGAGTAGTTTATGCCGCAATCCGTATTAGAACTAGCCTCTATATATATTGGCGATTTATTTATTAGCAATAAGGCGCTATATTACTTAGTTGTCTTGTTAATTTCGATAATACTAACGATACTTTTTGGTATTATATACTATGTGTAAACATATTTTAGCATAAAAAGCCTTGTTTATAGGCTTTTTATTTTTTGACATGCAGTTAAAACATTTCGCAAAATATTTTTTACAAAATGCTTGACGAAATGTTTTAGTTGTGATATAATAGAATTAAGAGGTGAGGGAAAATAATGATTTTCGTGCGCGGGAGCGAAAGACAAATAAGTCCCGGAACTCACTCGAATAAAATAAAATAATGAGGAGATTAGAAAAAAATGAAGAGACTATGTGCATTATCAATGGTATTTGTGTTAGGAATGTCGTGCGGTATGTTGGTATTTGCAAATGTTTTCAGTAGATTAAACCATGCGGAGGTGGAAAAGATTAAGACTGCAAGCGCGTTGCTTTTTCTGATAGCCGTACTGATGATATTTATTCAGAGACGGCAGGAATACATGAACAGGCGCGAGAATACATCAGACGATTTCAAGGAGAGTCGGCTGCTCGCGGAGGAGTTGAACGAGACAAAAGCGTTGATGCAGGAAATTTGGTGGCACCAGTTTTTGGAGAACCGGAGATTTATACCGAACCTAAATCAAACAAGACATATATGGGACAGTATAAGATAACATTTTATTGTATTGAGAACTATCCGCATATATGTAATAATGGAGATAGTACTTATACGGCTACAATGACATATCCTACACCGGGCAGAACCATTGCAGTTGATCCTAAAGTGATACCATATAAAAGCAAAGTTGAAATAGACGGGCATACTTATATAGCAGAGGATTGCGGAGGGGCGATTAAGGGCAACAGGATAGACATAGTAGTTGCTACACATGATGAGGCGTTGAGAAAAGGGATACAATATAAGGAGGTGTATTTGATAAATTAATAGCACTAAAGAAGTGTTACCTATTATAGATTTCCAAGACAAATGTGGATGTTTAGATACAGTTTATGGAATCCCGCTTTGTCCACATTGCGGCGAATGGAGTTATTATACTGACGCGCAGGCAGAAGAGAATGATGGAATAACAATATGCCCATTTTGTGAAAGTAAAATGTATATGCCGTGAGAAACGCAAATTTATATAAAGTGAGGTTTAAAAAATGGAAAAATATGAACTAACAAGTGAAACTAGTAGTTTTAACGGGATAACATTTTATCGAATTAAAGCGTTAAAAAATTTTGGAAATATTAAATCCGGAGATTTAGGCGGATGGATTGAAAGAAAAGAAAACTTGAGCGATTTATCAAATGCGTGGGTAAGCGGAAATGCGTGTGTAAGCGGAAATGCGTGTATAAGCGGAAATGCGTGTGTAATCGGAAATGCGCGTGTAAGCGGAAATGCGCATATAGACCATACAAAGGAGGATTAATATGTATATGCACAATTTGAAAAATGCTTTGACAAAGAAAGGATTTACAAGACCGTCCGCGGCTATTGCGGCGGTAATCAATTGCACCGAAATGACGGCGTTTAATAAGCTAAGAGGAGAAACGCAGATTACTGTGCCTGAGGCTGTTAAAATCATGAAAGCGTATTTCCGAGACGATCAACATGATATGGAGCAATTATTTGAGTTGACGTAATAAATACCAAACCGCCGCACGGGATTTATCGAGCGGCGGCTGGACACAATAAAATAATGAAAAAAGAGATGTACTTGCAAAACCATTATATCCATAACGGAAACAATATGTCAATACTTAAAAATAAAAAAGGAGAAGTTTTTATGAATTATATTGATATTGGAAACAATGTTCGAAATAAAAGAACCGAATTTGGGTGGAGTGAGTGGGATTTAGCTATCAAAACAGGATTAATAACACGAATAATCAAGAACATAGAGAACGGAAAACGATGCAGTAAGGCTACATTACACAGCATTTCAGATGCGCTTGGATGTAATCTTGAAGAATTAATTGGAGACAATGGATAAGAAAATCAAGGAGGTGATATTAATGGGCATTCTTAAGCGGTTAGCGGATGCGCGCAACAAACTAAGAATCGCGGAATATTATTTTAATGTGTATGGTAACAAGTATTCAATAGAGTTTTACGATAATGCAAAGAAGGAGTTTAACGAAGCTTTAAAAGAGGTTGAAGCTTTATATATACCGGTATAAAAAAATGGAGGTGTAAAAATGGATTTATTAAATTCTTTTATATCAAGTGAGGCTTGTATGTGGTTAGGAATAGCACTAACAGTGCTGTTAGGATATATTATTATCAGATGGCAGTTTAATGATAACGACAAACGCCAATCGGAATATAAGCTGCCATCTGATTATTGGTGGAAAGGATGTGATTAAAAATGAGTATTAGTTTTAAAGAGCAAGAAACTATAATAAATTTCAATCGTTTTGATGAAATGGCAAGCGTGTATACTTTTGAACCTCGCCTAAAAACGCGTATAAAAAAATTATCGCAAGTGCGTGACGAAATAGTGCTTGAAAAAGATTGCGGGCAATGGGTTGAATATCTAATTCCAAAAGAGTGGATAAAGATTAATCCTCCAAGAATATTGTCGGAAGAAGAAAGAAAACAATACGAAGAGCGAGGCAGGAAGTTGTGGGAGATTCAAAAGTCTAAAAATACACAAAAATAGATAAAGTTTTAAGACCCGCGCTTATAGTTTTAGATGCAACTATGCTTTATATGGTAATGTGACCACTAATACAGTTCGCAAAAAAAACGCAAAGGCTTTACTGGCGCGAAACCATAAAAACAGATATATGCAAAATGGAATAAAAAAACTATGAATAAGGAGTGTATTAAAATGGAAAAATATGTATTAACAAGCGAAACAAAGAGTATTGATGGTAGAATACTTTATCGAATTAAAGCGATTAAAGATTTTGGAGATGTTGCATCAGGGGATTTGGGAGGATGGATTGAAAAAAAAGAAAACTTAAGTAATTTCAGTAACTCATGGGTATATGAAAACGCATGTGTATACGGATCCGCATGTGTATATGAAAACGCACGTATATACGGATCCGTATGTGTATATGAAAACGCACGTATATATGGATCCGCATGTGTATATGAAAACGCACGTATATATGGATCCGCACGTGTATACGGAGCCGCACGTATATATGGAGACGCATGGATACATAGAGACGCACGTATATATTAATAAAATAAGGGAGGTAGTTAATATATGGATTTATCAAAATATAATAATGAATTCGCATTCGAATCCGAAAAAAGTACTAGTTTTGAACAGAATTTAGAAAAAATTACATTATTGCAAAAGTTGATTTGCATACAAGCGGAATTAAAGTGCCCTAAAAATCAATTTAATAAGTTTGGAGAATTTTATTACCGCAGTTGCGAGGATATACTAGAGGGAATAAAGCCGTTATTGGCTAAATATGAGTGCGCATTGACTATAAGCGATGAGATTAAGGAGATTGGCGGCAGAATATATGTAGAAGCTACAGTATCACTATTTGACGGTACAGATATACAGTGTACAAGAGCATTAGCAAGAGAAGAGGAGTCAAGACCTAAAATGTCTGTAAGTCAATGTACCGGCAGTGCGTCTTCATACGCGCGCAAATATGCCTTAAACGGACTTTTCGTATTAGATGACGTAAAGGATGCAGACCATATGGATAATAGCGTTAAAACTCGAAATAATGCGTCTGAAGAGTATGTTTGTGAGAAGTGTGAGAAGCCGTTTGAGGATTTTACGCATAATGAAAAAAAATATACTGCTAAAGACGGTTATGAGATTAGCAAGCGCAAGAATGGGATCGCGTTATGTTTTAGTTGCGCTAAGGAGTTGAAAAAAAGTGAGTGATTTAATATTAGAACTTAAACAAAAATGTGAAATTTTAGACAAAGCACTCGGACAGCTTGGAAATCGCGGACGCGCTTACGCACAAGCGGAGCGGGAATATAGGTGTGCGCTTGCTAAGCAGATACTTATAGAACGAGATAACGGAATCCCGGTAACAATAATATCTGATATATGTCGAGGCAAGGATGATATTGCTATACTAAAATATGATAGAGATGTTGCGGATGCTATGTATAAAAGTGCTTTAGAGGGTATTAACGTGCTTAAGATTCAAATAAGAGTGCTTGGAGGTCAAATAGACAGAGAATATAGGGGGTGAAAAATTTTGGATATATTATGCTATTACATTATCGCGTTGTGCAGTTTTTTTGTGTTTTTTAAAATACTTCGTTATATTCAATGTGAACATAATTTCGAATGGGAAGATTACACAGAGAATTGTAATAAACATGTTAAAATTTTGTAAAGGTCGGTGTTATGGGTGGGAAAAAGAAATTATTGGATTAAACTTCAAAAAAGATTTTTTGACGAAAAGGAAATAAAAAAATTACGCAAAATTGCCGGAGGTGATACATTTACAATAATTTATTTAAAAATGTTACTTTTAAGTCTTGAAGAAAATGGATATATATACTTTGAAGGTGTAGAAGAAACTTTTATTTCTGAACTTGCATTGGAACTAGATGAAGATACAGAAAATGTTGCACTCACTATTGCATTTTTACAAAATCATAAATTATTAGAATTGGTAAATAATTCAGATTGCTTTATGACTCAAACGCCTGAACTGGTAGGTTCTGAATGCGATAGTGCGAGGCGTGTGAGAAAACACAGAAAATCTTTAGCGTTACAAAGTAACAATCATGTAACGCTATGTAACGGCGATGTAACTTTGTGTAACACAGAGAAAGAGAAAGAGAGAGAGTTTAGAGAAAGAGTTGTAGATGTAGATGTAGATGTAGATGCAGAGACCTGCGCAAACGACAACAACGGAATTAATATAATACATATTGAAAATCTTTGTGGTAGATTATCATCAATCGGACAGCTTGAATTATTAGAATTTGCGGAAAAGTTACCTAGTGACTTAATAATGTATGCAGTTGATATAATGCAAGACAATAATAAGTGCAGTTGGGCTTATTTAAGATCTGTGTTAAATAATTGTGTTATTAATAATATAACTGCAAAGGAGCAGTTGCTTGCGAAAGAAAAAGAATTTAGAGAGCGCAAGCAACAATACAAGCAAGCCGTCAAACCTGAACGAAAAGTAATGAGCGAAGAAGAAGAGCGCGAATTCATAGAAAAGATAAAGAGAGGGGAATACACATGAATATAACGAAATACGTTGTTCCAACACCCGCAACGCAAAAGTTACTGGATCTATTCGAGCGTATTAGGTTTAATAATAACACCGCAACGCATGAGTACAACATGTTCTTTGGTAATATACAGGCTAAATATTCAGCGGATTATGATAAAATTATTGGGTATATTTTTTCGTGTATAAAGCAAAACGAGGAAAAGATACCTCCGCTGTCCAAACTATATAAATATCGCGATTTGGCTGTTGAAGCTTGTTGCAAAATAGAATCTCCGCCCGAAAATCATAAATGTAATAAATGTATCAATAGCGGGCACATACGGTATTATAAAAATGGCTATGCTGTCGTTACTTTTTATGAATATCAAAACAATATAAAGCCCGAAAGCAAGAGGTACTATACAGAATATCTATGCACATGCGATTGTAAAAAGGGAAAGTCGCTTCAATCTTCGCGCACAAAGACTGTTAACGAAGTGTTTCCCGCCGGATATAACGCAAAGTGGAGTCTGTACCGTGACTATAGCGAGGAATTATTAAAATCTGAGGTATCCAAAGCGAAGGCAAAAGTTTATGAACATATAAACAATTCTATGCAAGAAAATTTTAACATCGTCTAAAACGCGCTTATTTTTCGTTTTGTTAAACTTTTTAATGCAGAGATACAGCATGTATGGTTGGCGGTTAAAAGTTCCGCAAAAACAAAAATAACATCAAATTTGGGGGTGTTGGCAGTTGTGGAATATATATCTAACGAAAGCGAAGAGCAAATAAAGCTGTTTGAGTGGGCTGACCGGCAATATAGGAATAATATGGTAAAATATGAATATTTAGGTCTTATGTTTCATATACCGAACGGCGGAAAACGCAATATAACTACGGCTGTGCGCCTTAAGCGCGAAGGTGTAAAGAGGGGTGTTCCTGATATATTTATACCGGTACCAAAGGGGAAATATTTCGGTTTGTTTATAGAGATGAAATCAAAAAATGGTAAATTGACAGATGAACAAAAATTTTGGATTGAAATGCTAAATGAATTGGGATATAAGGCTATCGTATGCAAAGGGTTTGAAGAAGCCAGAGACGCTGTTTTGGAATACGGGAACTTGAGTTAAAACATTTCGCAAAATATTTTTTACAAAACGCTTGACGAAATGTTTTAGTTGTGGTATAATAGAATTAAGATCAAAAAAAGGGGGGGCGTAAATAGTGAAAGAGAAAACTATTAAAAGATTGGTGAGGGGAGGATTTAATATTGAAACTGCAACAGAGATTGTAGAAAAGTATTTTGAGTTGGCTATTAGATGTGGATGTGAGACACCAAAAGAGTTCGCTGATACAGTGTCGGGTTTATATGCGGTTGATTAAACTGAAAAATGAGGTGGGTATCATGAATATAAAGCGGGAGATTGAACTTATTTTAAAGCAAAGCGAGTTGATCCGAAAAGAGAACGAACGGTTCAAAAATGAAATGGATTTGCTCAAAGTGTTAGAGCATAGTAATAGGTTTGAAGAATTATTAAGGAGTGATCAAAGTGAATATACAACACTATGAAATAACGGAATCAGAAAGTTTTGGCGGTGCGGCATGGAGATATGATACTGAATATGATATTTGCGTGATATGCGGTGAAGAAGCGCCGAAACGCGATATTAATTTGGCATCATATAACAACAAAGTTATAATCTCTTGTGAAACATGTATTGAAATACATAATCTTAGTAAAGTAAGCTAAGGCAGTTGGGTGAAAAGAGTTTAGATAATCAGACATAACGTCAGATAGAGTTTGAATTTAGATAATGTGGAGGTTTAAGCCGTGCCGCTGATTGAGTATACCTTTGACGGCAAAGTGGATAAGGCAGAGATGGAGGTGTAAAAATGATTGTTGATGGCGGATATTGTATTATGTGTGAATGGCAAGACCCTATAATCGGAATATGTACTAAGCATGGTTATGACGCTATGGATATGAGTGATAAAATAAGAGATTGTGATGATTATAAGGAGGTTGTTTTGTAATGATGATTAACATACCCGAGCGGGCATTGTGGCGCGGAAAAGATGTTGAAAGCGGCGAATTTGTTGTGGGATATTTAGCCTATGAAAATGTTATCACGCGCGGCAATATGGCGTGTTGTGAAGATGATTTTTTCCCTGAATTTTGGCATATAGTATACCCCGAAACGCTTGAGCCTGTGGCGATGAAGGTTGTTTTGAAGGATAAGAAAGCGTATTGCTGGTCTCCTGATGAGGAGCTTGACGGCATACATTGTACTAATTGTGATAAGTTTTTACAGGAAAAGCCCAAGAAACAAACCATGAAGAAGTTTTTGATGCGCGGTTATGGGGCGCATATGGGCGATGTATACTGCCGGTTTTGCGGACAACGCCTTGATTGGGCGAAATAAAATTTAAAAATTTAAAAGGAGTATGAAAAATGATTGGTTTAATTTCGGGAATTGTGTTTTCAGTTTTATTTATTTTATGTCTTATTATTTCATTGGTACGTGAAAGCGCGGATATTTATGCGATAGCTGCGCTATTCTTTGTTTTAGCAATTTGCGGGTTTGTATTAATTTATTTTACGGGAGTGGTAAACTACGCTGAAACGACCGACATAGACAAGGCGAGGATTACGGCAGTAGATACTATTCAGACACCATTCAGGATATATTATAAAGTAGATGTTGAGTATCTAACAAACACGCCGTATCAGCAAGGCATAATAACGCAAGTTCAAATTGAAAAAGATACATATTACACTTACGATAAGAATTTAGCAATGGAGTTACGAGCTAATATGTACAAGGAAATGATTATTATTTCGGGCTATAAAGGCGGATTCGAAACATGGAAGGATTTCAATGATAAGTTGATAAAAGGATATGAATTGATAAAGGAATAAACGAACGGATGATGAGCCTGGAAATGGAGGTGTGTAGTGATTATGGACGCAAAAGAAATTATGGATAAAGTTGCAAATAATTACCATTGTTAAATCTTTGTTAAAAAAGAAGGATTTTGGAACTTCAATGTCGAAGTTTAGTAGAAAAACCCACTCGTTAACACGGTATGCGTCTACACTAGGAAAAAGCGAGCGGGAGTCAGCAAGAGAACGCGAGCGATGCTTTTTACGGTTAGTTTACGCTAACTTGAAGGTGATAGAGAGTGAGATTGAGTTTGATACTCTGTTTAAAAATAAATAAATATTTTTATTATAATTATATTAAAAGTACTTGACATGCACTATTATTAAGTATATATTTATATTTGAATAGAAATATTGTAACGATATGCTGTATTAGCATATCGTTATTTTTTATTTGAGAGGTGATAAATTATGCCAAGAGGTAACCCGCAAAATCTAATACCGTCAACAGAGCGAAGTAAGGAAGAAGCACTAATGAATTCGAGAAAAGGCGGAATAAACAGCGGAAAAACGAGAAGAGCGTATAAAACGTTCAGAGAGGCTTGTGCTGGAGTAGCTGATTTTGAAGCGATGGTAGAAGCCCTTAAAAACCAAGCGTTAAAGGGAAATATACGTGCGTTTGAGGTGTTTAGGGATACGTTTGGTGAAAAGCCTGTAGATAAGGTTGTTATAGAGAAACCATATAGCGAAACTTCAACAGAGGTTGAAAAATATGCGGAAAAATTTAAAAAGTAAGTTTTTAGATATTCTTGGATATGAACCATATAAGTTGGGGCATTGGGTAGGGTTTAAATATCTAACAGAACTGCATAACGACTGGATTCAAAAGATGTTGTATAGCACGCAAGATATTACAATACTTGCACATAGAGGCAGTTATAAGACATCTTGCTTATCAGTAGCAATGGCGATACATATAGTATTATTCCCTAATAAAAATATAATATTCGTGCGTAAGACCGACGCTAATGTTGCTGAAATCATTAATCAAACTAAGAATATACTGCAATCTGATGCAATGCAAACAATATCCGGGCATATATATGGAGTGCCGGTTAAATTAACTAAGAGTAACGCAAACGAAATAACTACAGACTATATGACAAACGTTAAAGGCGGAGTACAGCTGTTAGGTTTAGGTATAAAAGGCAGTATAACCGGAAAGCACGCAGATTTGATAATAACTGACGACATAGTAACACAGGAAGACAGGATAAGCAAAGCGGATCGTAATTATACTAAGATGGTATATATGGAGCTTCAAAATATAAAGAACAGGGGCGGAAGGATTGTAAATACAGGAACCCCGTGGCACAAAGAAGATGCAATATCTATAATGCCGAACGTTGAAGCATATGATTGTTATACAACAAAGTTAATAAGCGATGATATATTATCAGATATTAGAACTAAACTTACGCCTTCGTTGTTCGCGGCTAATTACGAACTTAAACATATAGCTTCGGAAACTGCACTTATTACAACTCCGCCTAAGTTTTTCGAAGACGAATCTTTGTTATATAACGGAATCGTACATATAGACGCAAGTTATGGAGGAAACGATGCAAGCGCAATGACGATTTGCAGACGGATAGGCAACAAGTATTATATACTCGGAAAGCGAAGACAGAAACATATAGATGATTGTTTGGACGAGTTTTTATTAATTAAGAAGAGTCTAAGATGCGGAAGCATATTAACGGAAAGCAACGCTGATAAGGGTTATTTAGCAAAAGAGATACGACGGCGCGGTCATTATGCAAGGGAACCGTATCATGAGAATATGAATAAATATGTGAAAATAAGCAGTTATTTGAGACCGTCGTGGGATAACATATATTTCCACAATAGCACAGACAATGATTATGTTAACGAAATACTTGACTATACAGAGGACGCTGATCATGACGACAGTCCCGACAGTCTTGCAAGTGTATTAAGGACATACAAAGCCGCTAATATAATACAGGTATCAAATCTAAACTTTTAGGGGATAATGTTATGATACAGCTTAACGAAGAGTTTTTTGAAAATATTACGTCTGATAAGTTAGATTTTTTAGACGGACTAATTAAGCCGTATCTGAATCATAAACAACAATTATATAATCGGTATAGCAGAAAGGCTAATACCAACGATACAATGGGAGCGTATACAGATAGAATTATTGTTGCGTTTGAATATTATATAGTAAACATGGCAAAAGGATATCTAGCAGGACTAGAGCCTAAATATACTGTTAAAGACAGCGATAATATGGAATCATATCAGGAATCAATAGACTTTATTAGGCGCTATAACGACGACGCCGCGACATTTATAGAGCTTATGCACGACTATCTTATAACCACATCGGCATATTTATATATTTACGAAAATGAAGAAAATGAAATAGTATATACGAGGTTCGATAGTTTGCAAACTGTTGTTATATATGATTATGGTACTCCTCCGTATCCCGTGGCATCTGTACGAAAATGGATTGAATCCGATCCTAATGGAACCAAAATAGAAGTTATGGAAATAGTTACAAAAAACGAGCGGGTAACATATAAAAATGGCAACAAGCATGGAGAATCTGAAATTATGCTTTGGGGAGATATACCTATAACGTCATTCGAAAACCCTGATGGAATAGCTATATTTGAACCTGCGCTTGATAAAATAGACGCATATGAAAATCTTGTAACAAATATTAAGAGTATGACGCAATATAACGATACGGCAAAGCTTATGTTGCGCGGGTATATGTTTATGTCGCCTGATATGGAGAGTGAAGACCGCCGCAAAGAAGAAGAGCGCATATATAAATCTAAGTGTTTGCAAGTAGACGCTGACGGAGATGTTAAATGGCTATTAAAGAACATTGACTATGGAGGAATATTAGACGTTTTGAAACAATTGCATGATCTAATTACAATGCTTACCGGTGTGCCAAATATGACAGATCAAGCGTTTAGTAATGCAGATAATGCAAGTGCGCTGGGATATAAACTTTATGCACTAGACCAATACAGTGCGACAGCAGACAGGGTATTCAAGAAAGGGTACTTGCGTTTGTGGGAAATAATAACAAACAGGCTTAACCTTAAGGGGAATAGTTATAATTTCAGGGATATAGATATTGCTTTTAACAGGAATATACCTACAGATAAGGATAAAAGCATAGACAGGGCTGTAAAAGCATTAAACAGCCAGCTTATAAGCCTTGAGACTGCTATAAATATTAGCGGTATAGAAGTTGACGCAGACAGCGAGATAGAGCGCATTAGAGCAGAACGGCAAGACGATTATACAACTATACAAAATAAGCATGTAGAGGACGTTGTTGATGACGAGAAACCAATATTGGAAATATCCTGACCAAAAGCAATCACAACTTGATAAGTATACCAGTATAGAGTTTATGAGATTGCAAAACAGAATACAAGCTCTTTTAGACAGATTCAAAAAGCTTGACGGAATAATGAGTTTTAGAGAATTATACAGGTTTAAAGATGATATTAGAAATATTGAGAAGCTTTCTCTTATGCCGTCAAAGGAATTTGATCTTATGCTTCGGGATATTAAGCGCAGAAAACTAATAAGACGCGCAGACGCTATATATTTTTTGTTGATGTTCGAGTATATAAACGCATATTCAAATATTCGCAAAAAGTCAATAGAGCTGAACACCGAAATATATAGACAAAAATATGAAGAGTTCACGGGATCTGAAAGCGAAGATACTATTGACGACATGATTTTATTATATACGTCGGTATTGCCTATAGGAGTTAGTCCTGATAATATGATATGTACAGAGGCGATTTTTAGAACAGACCAAATGTTTAAGGCTATAAGAGCGCAGCGAGGAGCAGACGAAAATTTTAATAATTCTAATAGCCCTGCGATTGAAATAGCACTAGCACGAGCTAAAAATGCGCTGATAGTTAAGTCACAGGCAATTGGATATCATGGCATACTAGACGTGATAATGACTTCGGTTATAGGATACGCTATAATAAATGCGGCGTATAAACTAAATGCAAGAAAATATACGTTTATGGCTGTATTAGACGAAAGGACAACCGATATATGCAGACATTTGGATAGTGAAATAATGAATGTTAGTGATATGAGGTTAGGCTGGAACGTACCGCCAATATCGTGGGACTATAGGACAAACGAACCTATACCGCATCCGTGCCGCAGTTGGATAGTATTAAAAGTTAAAGAAAAAGACAAGGTATGATATGCCGTGGGGGCGTTAAACTCATATTTGCCGAAAGGCGTAAAATTTGGAGGTAGTATAAATGCTTATAGAATCTTCTAATGTTGAAACCACAAGCGCAAGTGTATCAGAAAAATCCGCAGATCAACCAACAGAAACTAAAGATCCGCAACAAGTAAAGACATTCACGCGCGACGAGGTTAATAAGATGATCGCGGCAGAGAAGAGCAAGGCAATTGAAGCGGCGAGGTTAGAAGCGCAAAAGAAGCAAGAAGAGATTGAAAAACTTAGCAAGATGAAAGCAGATGAACGTGCCGCGCACGAGATGAATCAAATTAAAGCGGCGGCGGAACAAGCAAAAATTGAGCTAAACGCATATAGGCTTAAAGATAAGGCTGTAGCGATAGCTTCCGAAAAGGGAATTGATACATCTCTGCTTAATCTAATTAATTTTAAGACCGAAACGGACGAAACTACAGAGTCTAAGGTAGAAATAATCGCAACTACGTTTAACGCGGCAGTGCAAGCGGAGGTAGAAAAGCGATTAAAACAAACAAGTCCGACTACCGTAAGACAAGAGGGAGTATTTCCTAAAGGCATACCAAAAACAATTTTTTAAGGAGTGGATATAAATGTCAAGGATAGAGAGTTTAAACATTTTGCTAGAATCAACAGGCAGAGATTTGCTTGCTGAAGAATATGGTAAGGTTATAGAAAACGTACAGAAAAATACAATAAGTTCGATTTTGAAGAATACTGACTTAAGCGGAACTCCCACAGCTGGTACGGTAGAAGCTAAACGATTCGTAAACGCACAAAGCCAGCCATATGGATCCGCAAGAACTGCAAGCGCGGCAAGTAAAGTAAGAGCAAGACCGGTTACTGTTCCAATAAATGTAAACAGAGAATTCCTTGAGGAAATAGAGGAAAAAGACATTTCGCTATACGGTGTTGCAGGAATGGTTTCAAGACGAGTTCAAAACCACGGCAGAGGAATGGAGCGAGAGCTTGAACGAGCATTCTTCACAGAAGCTAATGCGGCAGGTACTGTAATAACACCGTCAGGAGCGATAAACGTACAGGTAGAAGCGTTAATTCAGCAGGTTGAAACAACATTGAACAGCTTTGTTGATGGTGTTCCGCGTGACATGATTAGTATTGTAGCAAATCCAGCCACTTATGGAGAACTAAGAAACTGGCTTGATACAGGGGCTGGTAATTCAAGCATAACTACCGCGCCCGAAAGCATTGTTACATTCCACGGTGTGCGTATTTTCTCAAACGTATACATGCCTACAGGTGTAAAAGCTGTAGTCCAGGCTGACGGTAGTATTGCACAACCTGTAATGGTTAATGTTTATAATCCGAAAGTTATTGATCTATCTGATGCTATTGGATTCGGAATATTTATGTACTATGGAACGAAAGCAGTTATGCCGGATTTGATTGCTTTGCTAAGATCAGCATAATAAAGAGGTGAAAAAAAATGAAATTTAAAGATTTGTATACTGGAAATATACTGGACGCGCAAGACGAATTCGTAATATCGGAATACGAAAAGTTTCCGCATAGATATTCTAAGATTGAAGCAACATTTTCTAAAGACATTAAATCTGTCCAACACGCAGATGAAATGAAGATAGAAATGCGGCGCGGCAGACCAAGGAATGATGCACAAAATGAATAGGCTAGACACAATAAAACGGCACTTGGGTATAACTCATAATGACGACGATGCAGTTATACTTAATCTATTGCAAACATATACTACTAAAGCGTTAAACGTGTGTCGCAGGACGCCAGATGAGATTAACGATGATATTTTGGATGTAGTAGTTAGTGCCGTTTGTATGGCTTATAATCAACGCGGATCAGAAGGATTTGCGTCTAGTAATATTGGTGGGCAAAGCTATGTTAATTTAGATGTTATGGATAAAATGTGTAATGAACTTATCCGCAGTGGACTAAGAGTAGCGAGGTTTTGATATGCTTATCAAGAATATGACCAACATTTGGTGTACCGATAAGATTACGCGCATGGAATACGGACAACCTCAAAATACATATACAAATCTGCGTAATTATCTTGTTAATGTGCAGTATATGAGCAATGATGAAGAACAGCGCAATTATGGTACTATAACCAATACAGCTATAGTTATAAGATCTAACATATCTATTGACATCAAAATCGGTGACAATATTTACTTTGACAATCCGTTCCCTGACAATCAAGGCGCATTAGGAGCGGGTGAATTTGAGGTTGACGCCGTAAAGTTAGGAGCTTTCGGAATAGTAAACAAACTTAACCCTATGGTGATTACGGCAAGAAAGGTTGTTTTATGAATATAACAGTTAAGCGATCAGGAAATTTAGATAAAGTAGTATCAGGGTTATCTAAATCCGCGCTTGCCGGAATTAAATCCGCTATATATAACACGCATAAATCTGTTATTCAGACGAAGCATAACATGACTAGCGGGATAGGTGAACTTGATAATTTTATAAATCATAAAATAACGATTGATTTGGAAACCGTAAAAGAGGGCAAGGTTTATGCTGAAGATGACCGCCTTATGTTTTTGGAGTACGGTACCGGAACCAAAGCAGAACTACCGCATATAGGCAAAACCAAAACATTCCACGCGAGCGGGTTTAGGTACTGGTTCTTGCCGGCAGATAAAAGCCCTAGAGACTTTGGGCAAGATAGAGCAGTTATAATAAACGGTAATAAGTTTTATATTATGTTCCCAATGGCTCCGCGTCCGATATTTAGAACTACCGCATTTAACCGCAGATATGATAATGCTGAAGATGTAAAATCTGCTATTAAAGACATGATAAGGGGTTGCGCTTTATGATATACCCTATATTAGACGAAGTAACGCTGCAAAAGAAGATATATGAAACAATATCTGAAATAGGTATAGGAGTAGTATTCAATCAACCAAGCGCAGATTCAGCGTTTCCCGTATTTGTAATGCAAACCCCATTGAGTACGCCTAGAGATTTAGGCGCGGCGTGGAACATAACGATAACGGTTGAAGTATGGGGAAATAAACACTTTGATGCAGACGGAATCGAGTTAGGTGTTGCTGACTACTTTACACTACTTAAACAAAAAATGCTTGGAATTAATTTTCAATGCACAGGACAAACTCCTATGTTTACAGACGTATTAACAAACAAATTAAGATACGGAGGATTTTTTGAGACCCGCTGGAATGCATACGATAATACGTTTGAAAGGACAAGATAAAATGTCAGAAGAAATATTGGACGAAAGAGAAATTCGGGAAAATAGATTTGCGGATATTAGATTTTTAGAAAGCATTGGCAGTAATATGATTAGCCTTTTAACAAATATATTACTTTTAAACGGTTTTTGGTGGAAAGATTCTAAAGATCCATATTTGTATAAGGATAATATTTGGGCAGAGATATTTAGCATATCAGATGCTTGTAAAATGGAATTTAGAATAGAGTTTAATATCAAAAATGATAATTAAAAATGGAGGTAATTAGCGTGGATTATGAGAGTGTTATTAAATCCGTAGAGGATAAGATCGGCGGAAAGTTTAAAGATAGGGTATATTGGTTAGTGGCGGCAAATAGATATACGTTGGAAACTAAGTTTGACGAAGATGCAGAAACGACACTTAACAAGATCGCAAACGCGCTTGTTGAGTTGGGGTTTGTAAAAGTAGAAGGTACTCGAAATATGGTAAACGGAAACGCGACGGCTTTAATAGAAAACCGAGAAGGTGAATTCGAGTATAGCGGAATATCTTTATTGTTAGCTATAAAATAAATATTGGATTAGAAAAGGAGTGATAATAATGGCAACACAACCTCCAGTAACATTTACACCTCCGTCACCTACAGTCTTATCAGAATTGTGGTACGCTAAAACTGAGACAGGGACAGGGTTAACGCAGGTATTTGGAGTACAAAACATGCCTGCGGCTACAACGCCCAAAGAGTTTATAACGTATAGAACCCTTGAAAGTCCGACAGAGTTCGCAGTAAAGGGCGTAAGACCGTTCGAGAGTATAGAAATAGACACAATTTTCTATAAAGAGCAATTTGAGGAGTTAAGACTGTTGGCAGATACTGACGAAGAATTGTGGTGGTTTAAGAAGCTTCCTGATAGTCAAAATTTAGTAGAGGTTTGGCGCGGAAGCTTAGACGTTTCTTTAGCGGAAATTGCGCTTGACGATATGATTCGCGCAACAATAACTATAGGAAAATCTACCGATCCGAAATTTATAACCGCATTGCCCACAATTTAAGGAGGAATATTTAAATGGTGTTCAGTACAAAAAACTATGTAGATCTTAAGAAAAAACTAGGAGTTGATAATTTAAGGAAATTCTTGTTAAAATCTGCAAACAATTTCGATTATGAAGTATTCGCTGTGTGTATTGCACAGTTTTCGGGAATAAAACTAGATGAGGCGTATAAAGTTATTGACGATATGAAGGATAAGCAAGAAGGGTTCTTGGCGTTTATAGAAGAGCTTGGTATAAATGGTTTTTTTATCCGAAACACCGTGGAGGAACTGAAGGCGGTGCTGGACACTCCGGACATAGATATTCAAATGATGATAGACCAAATAGCGCCGGACATGGCGAGAGAAGCGCTAAGAAGCAGTATGAATGCTGGTGTGAGTACATCGAAGACTTAAGGGTTGAGTGTTACGGAGCGGGAATAAAGCCGTTAGAGTTTGATAATATGACAGTAGCACAGTGCGGAGAATACTTACAGTCATTTGTTAATATTCGCAGAGAGCAGACAAAAGAACGCGCAATATTATTAGACGGATTATCAAGACAGGTAGTTAGCGGTGTTGGAAGCTTGCTTGATAAAAAGAACAAATTTATTACGGTTGATAAGTTATATCCTAGCTTATTCAACGAAAAACCTGAACAAAGTAAGCGCATAAGCAACGAGGAATTATGGAAGATGATACAAGAGGCAAAAGGGGTGGGATAATTGGCTGATGTTACAGTTGAGCAGTTAGAAATAATTGTTCGCGCTAAAATAGATGAAGCAATTAACCCATTAAACAAAGTTATTGAAAAGCTAAAAGAAATTTCAAGCGGAAATTTTATTGGAAAAACCAATAAGCCGCTGGAACAAACTGCACAAACTGCACGAGCGGTAAGCGATGTTGCGGTACAAGGCGCAAGTAAGATGTCACAAGCATATTCAAAACTTCAAACCGAACTTGAGTTTATGCAAAAGGCATATGATAATATCAACAAACAAGTAGAAGATATGTTCGGAGCGGGCGTTAAGCCGGAACAATATAATCAGTTTAAAGAAATGGGCGACGTTGCAAACAATCTATATATAAGAATAGATAAGGCTAATTCTAAGCTGAAGGAAATGAAGTATATATTAGATGCGGCTGGAGAATCAAGCAACTCGTTTCAACAAATCGGATCAGCGATAGAAAATATATCGCCTAAAATTAAAGAAGCGGCAAATCAACAAAACGAGTACACAAGAGCTATTAAAAAATCAACACAAGCAACTATACCGTTTGCAAAATCTATACTTAAAGTTTCAAATATGTTGAAGTTAATGCTAATACGACAAGCGATACGACAATTTTTCAAAGCATTTAATGATGGTATTTCGGATATGGCAAAGGCTGTTCCGTCAGTTAAAAATACTATGGGTGGAATGGCTACAGGATTACTATCTATAAGAAATGGTATTGTAGTTGCATTATATCCTGCTATTATGGCGATATTGCCTGTTATTGAATGGTTAGGAAACGCTTTCATTTGGGCGGGTAATGCAATTGCTGAATTTTGGGCTAAACTTACAGGCGCGGGAACGTTTGTGAAGTCAACAAAGGCAATAACATCATATGGCGGGGCTATAGATAAAGCGGGATCAGCCGCTAAAAAAGCATTAGCTCCGTTTGATGAATTAAATACACTTGCAGAACAAACAGGTGGTGGCGGAGCCGGAGGAGGCGGAGCAGTTCCGGCAGATATGTTTGAAGAAGTTGAAGTGACTAGCCGTTTCACAGATATGATAAACAAGTTTAAAGACGCACTTGATCCAACAATTCAAGCATTAGGACGCTTAAAAGACGCTTTAGAGCCTTTTAAAACGTTTGTATTTAAAGGATTATTAGATTTCTATTATTTGTTTTTGGTACCGGTAGGGAAATGGATTTTAGGTGAAGGGTTGCCAAGACTAATAGACGGTATGACAAGGCTCGCAAAAGAAATAGATTGGCAAATTTTAAACGAATCTTTAGCCACGCTTTGGGTTGCTCTAGCACCGTTTGCAATAACTATTGGAGAGGGTTTGTTATGGTTTTATGAGGAAGTATTAGTACCTCTTGGAATATGGTTGGCAAATAATGTGTTGCCAACTGCTTTTGATCTTATATCGGGCGCGGTTACAGGTTTAACAAGCGTACTTAAAATATTAGGAAATATATTAAAACCTATATGGGAAAATATATTTAAACCTTTAGGTAGTTTCTTAGGCGCAATATTAGAGCCGGCACTTGAAGGCGTGCGCAAAGGTGCAAAAAATGTATCCGAAGCATTTAAGATAATGTCTGAATGGGTTGGAATAAATAAGGGCAAATTAGATGACTTTTTAAAACCGGTTAAAGAGTGGATTGATAAGGCGGCAGACTGGGTCAGAGGAAATGAAACTTTAAATAATGTTTTGCGTAGTTTAGGTGAAATATTAGGAATAGTAGCGACGTCAATAGGTGTAGTAATAGGCGTTAAAACAACTTGGGCTGTAATAACCGGTACAGCAACAGCAGTAACAACCGCACTAGGCGCGGCAATAGCGCTTTTGACTAGTCCCATAACTCTTGTAGTATTAGCAATCGCGGGAATTATTGCTATAGTTGTACTATTGATACAACACTGGGACGATTTAAAAGCAGCTGGAGCAAGGGCATGGGAAGGCATAAAGGGAACATGGGAAGATGTCGCAGAATGGTTTAATGCGAATGTTACATCTCCGTTAGCAAAAGATTTCAAATTAATGGTAAATTTTCTTGTTGGAATGTTTGAAGGACTGGCAAACGGATTTATTAAAGCTATAAACTTTATTATAAACGCAATGAACAAAATTAATTTTGATGTGCCTGATTGGGTACCTGGAATTGGCGGTAAGAGTTTTGGAATAAGTATACCGCGCGTAAGCGAAGTGAAAATACCACGACTTGCAAGAGGTGCAGTATTGTCACAACCTACCGTAGGACTTATGGCAGAATACAGCGGTGCTAGAACTAACCCTGAAATAGTGGCGCCTGAAAGCAAACTAACAGAGATATTCGTTGCACAGCTAGCAAACTTTATAATGCCGCTATTAAACGCAACAGAAGAACAAACACAAGCAGTAGTTGAAGCTATACGAACTCAAAATACAGATATTATATTAAATGGAACTAATCTCGCTAGAGAAATGAATTTGTTTCAAATAAGAGAGAGTTCAAGGATTGGAAATATAGCATATGTGCGTTAATATCGAGGTGATATTATGAAGTCTGGAAATACAATTAGTGTAAATAACTTATGGTTGCCTCCGCCTACACTATTTGAACCCGAGATAAACGATTTGGATGAATTTGCGTATAGATTAGGTAATGGAGATCTAGTTAGAAGTTTAATAGGAAGTGCATGGAAAATCTCTGTTGAGTGGGATATATTAGAAATATCAAACGATTTTTTTGAATTATTTTCATATTTGCAAAGTTTACCATCTATAGTACAAGTAATATTTCAATCACCTTCCGGAGGATATGTTACTATAAAAGCATATAGAACTGCAACCATAAAAAGCAAAATGATTTGGAACTTAGACCCTATTGATAATAATTTAAGAAGAGTAAAATATCAAGGATTAAAGACTGGATTTGTTGAAATAGGAGTTAAAAATTATAGTAAATTTGGGTGATTACGTGTCAAAAAATATATTAAATATAAGTGGTTATATAGTATTTGGTGTTGTTGACGCAAAAGCCAAACAAGAAGCAGTTGTATCCGGTAATATTGGATTAGGAGGGCTATTGCCAAAAAATGTTGTAAATGGAATAAGAGCTGAAGGGCAAAGATATAATTTGGGAGAATATAATCAAACAATATTAGATGGAAGTAGAATTGCAATTCCTAATGTTTCTGATTATAATACACTGTATAATGGATATATTAGCAATAGTATATCTAATATCAATGGTATTTTTAGTTCTGATGTTAAGATTATATTTGAATTTCCAATTAGAAATATAGATACACCCGGAATTACTGTGCAGTATTTAGAAGAACCTCCGCAAGAAATATACATATCTACATATAAGAATAACATTAATTATTCTACACAAGTATTCAATCCAACATCAATGATTGAAATGTATGAATTAAATAATACAACTTTTGATAGGATTGAAATAAAAGCGACAAAGGTTTTGCCATATTCAAGGTTCAAAGTTCAAGAAGTGGATTTTGGATTAACATATACTTTTGATAATTCTGAATATATAGAAATTAAGATTTTAGAACAAATAGACATTATGGGATCATCAAATCCTGCAAATGAACTAAGACTTATACTTAAAAATGATGATGGAAAATATGACATGTTTAATCCTAATTCTTTTTCCAAAAATTTTATAGAAAAACAAAAAATTATGTGTTATATAGACATAGAATATGATGATAATACTATTGAGACTAAAAAAATAGGAGATTTTTATCTTAAGTTTTGGGAAGAAGAAATTCCCGGTACTATTACTTTTGTTGCGTATGAATTGACGTACTTTTGGGATGAACTTCATATAAAGCAAAAGGGAATGAGTTATCCTGCAAATATTCCAAATAAAGTAGATTTATGGTTAAATTACTTATTTAATGATTTAGGATTATTTGACGAGTATAATAATCCGTTATATAAATATATAAATATATATGATGTTGATGTTAATGGAATTCATCCATTGTTATCATTTAAGGATGCACTTTTATATATAATGAATTCAGCAGTACTATATTCAAATTTTAATAGAGACGGAATTTTGGAAATTGTTGGATTGGATTTAAATGCTCCTATTAAAAAAACATTTGAAAATGGATCAACACAAATAATAAATTCAGAGCTATTGAGAAATATAAACACTATAGGTACAATATTATATGAAATCGATAATCTCACAGCTCCTGACTTTAGAGTTAGATTTTCGGGAAGTTTGAGTGGAGAAAGCACTATAGTCTTCGATGATGTTTCGTGGGATTTGCCGGTGGTTACGGGTAATTTTTCTTCGTTTAATATATATCCTAACGCAATAATAATAAAGAATGCAAGCGGAAATGTTTTAGTTAGAAAAAATTCTATGCCTGTTACAAGGCGTGAAATTATATATAGTTTTCAAAATGTTGACAATATAAATATTCTAAATATTCCCGAAAGCTTTATGTTTTTTAACGAAGATATGTTATTAACAAAACTTAAAAGAATATTAGATATATCTCAATTAAATAGGAAAATGAAGATAAGATATGAATTTGATCCTGATTTAAATATAGGCGACAAAGTAACTGTATATAACCGTTGGGGTGGAAGATATGACGCATATATAACTAAAAACAATATAACAATAAGGAGTGGGATTGATATTGAAAGCGAGGTAATTGGATAGATATGAATATAATTACCGATAGAAATATTTCAGATGTAAATAGAGTGAGTTATTTAAGACAAAAGTTTATAAATCAAGATATAAATAGTACTGAAAGAACTGAATATATGAACAATCCTAAGGGCGCATATAATAATCACTCTGATTTGAATAGAATAATATTCATAATATTTGAAATAATATATACGTTAGAAGATTTTGGTTATAATATACAGTGGAAAGACAGATATAATTTGCAAGCTATTGCGTCAAATACAGTCCCGGACGAAAGATACTTCGTAACTCTTTATGAAAATATAGTGAATATTTGGAATATATTTGCTAATGAATACCCAAAAGTTAATGTATATACACATCCATATTTATTTGAATTTTTAAATTTTAATTATATAAATATAAATAATATTGAAAATATACTACTGTATGCGATAATGTTTACAGAATCTATTGAAGAAAATTTCTTGCAATCGGGAGATTTCGAATCATGGGATAATAGAGCATTGCAACATATAAGTTAGGAGAAATTAATATGAGGGATAGAATTTTAGGCCAATTTATATCCGGAGATAATAGTGTTTTTTATGATTTGGTTAAATCTGATGGAACAGTATTAGATACTGTTAAATTAGTATTAAAAAATCAAGTGTTGCAAACCGGAACTCTAATAAATAAAGAAAACATGCTGAATGATATAACAGCTAAACAATATAATCTATTAGGATCTGATGCAACTGTAAATAATGCGTTAAGTATGGCAAGTACATCGCTAAAAAAGAAATTGATATCTACAATTGTTACGAGTGGAAATTGGGTATGTCCGGATGGAATAAATAAAATAAGTGCATTGCTCGTAGGTGGAGGCGGTGGAGGTGCCGTAGGATCTAGTAATTATTCCGGAGGCGGTAGTGGATATTCGTTAAGAATAATAGAATTATCTGTTATACCATCTAATTCTTATACAATATCAATCGGATTAGGTGGAATACCGGGTAATCCAAGCGGATCTAACGGAGGAAATACTACAGCATTTGGAGCTTTAGCGTTGGGAGGACGCGGAGGAGCAACCGGAGCGACATTCATTGGTGGAGGTAGTGGTGCAGGAGGATATTTAACAAATGGAGGTAGTTTTGGGAATGGCAGCAGTGGAAGCGGAACAACTCTAGGTGGATATGGAATGAGAGGCTCAATATATTCCGGCACTCAAACTCAATTAGTTAGTGTAAATAGTAATTTATCTAGTGTTGATAATTATAACGATATAGATGTATCTAGTTTAACTTCCTCATTATATAGAGTTCCATTAATAGCAGGTGGTGGAGCAGGTGGATCTAGTAATATAGGCGGGCAAAGTATTAAAGGAGAGTCTTCTGGTTCCGGAGGAGGCGGGTTATTAGAAAAAGGAACAACTTATGACGGAGGTTTAGGTGGAGGAGGCGGCGGAGGCGGATCTTCGATCCAAACAGCAGGAAAAGGCGGAGACGGTTGTGTATTAATTTTCGCATAATATTGTAAATAATAAGTAAAAACTAAAAGGGGTGTTAGACATGAAAGAAATTACATTTTTTATGACATCGGAAAAACAATTGCGGATTTTGACACCTCGTGTACAGATATTCAACCAAGACAACAATGCTTTTGCTATAAAGCTAAACGTTGCTGGCGAGTGGGAAGGATTGTCTAAATGGATTAGGATAAGATTCGAACTTGCGCCAAACGGCGCAGTTAACGTTGTAACGCTTCCGTTAACAGACCCGTTTTTCTTGAGTAACGGGTATACTCAAGGCAACTTTGTTGAGTTTTCATTCGCATTATATAACGGAGATACTCCGCCCATAAGTGCATTTACGGAATGGATTAGGATTGGAATAATTCCTAATACTGTAGACGACGGAACGATAGAACCCGAAGAAGTTCCAAATATATGGCAAGTACTAAGCGACCTAACTGATAGAATTTCAGATTTGGAGATGGGAGGAGCTGGCGGCGGAGGCACTACTGTTCACAATGAATTAACCGGAAGATCTGTAAATGATTGTCACCCTATATCTGCTATAACATCATTAGATACAAAATTAAATCAATTGCCTGATAACATCGGACGGCGTGGAGCATTAAAAACTGTCACATATAGCTCTAACAACCAAACATTTGATTTAAGCTTTCCCATGGGTGTAAATATATTTATATCTAACTTAAGCTTGGTATCGTCTGCAACGTATAGTTTAACAAACGATACTGTACCAAGCAACTGGATTTATGAATGGGAAATACACATTATACAAGGCGCAACACCTGCAACAATCACTTGGTTCCCAAATATAACATGGTTAGAAGGCTCCGCGCCTGCGCAAGAGGCGAATACCACAAAAAAATATTTGTTCAGAAAATATCCTGACGGTAAAATAGAAGGATATAATAGAAATGTAATTGAGTTCGTAAACAATTCTATCGGGGGGGCTATTAATGCAACTTACTAGTTTATTCACAGACATCGCTGAAGCAATACGACAGAGAGGAAATACAACGGGAAAGATACAAGGTACACTATTCGCACAGGCAATACTTGATATACCCGATACCGGAGGTGTTCCGCCGTTCCCGCCTCCGTTTGCAACCGCTACATGGGCGCAGATTGCGGACGTATCACAAAATATAATCAAATCAAAGGGCTTGACGTGGGGTGCATTGCCTTTTTTTACAGGTTGGAGTGTTGGCGATACCAAGCCGATTAATATTGGAGGTACAAACTATAACGTTCAAATTATAGGTGTAAATCATGATGATTTAGTTTCGGGAGGTAAGGCTGGGTTGACATTACAGCTTCAAGAGCTATATACTACAATGTATCCCATGAACGCAACAAGCACAAATGTTGGAGGTTGGGGAGGCAGTGCAATGCGTACGAGTACAATACCCGCCATTAAAAGTTTGTTGCCGTTAGATTTGCAACCGCTTATCAGACCTGTAACTAAACAAACTATAGCCGGGAATTTGAGTTTATCTATAGTTACTTCGCAAGATGACTTGTTTTTATTGTCTCCAATGGAGGCAAGTTCAAACACGGCATATTCCGAAGGTGAAGAGTATTCTTATTATAAATTTGTAAATCCGGGAAATACCGGAAGGATTAAAAACCTTACCGGTAATCCAACTACATGGGGGCTTAGATCACCGCAACCATCGACTACAGTCGCGACAAATTTCATGACTATAACAACCGCAGGCGCATCATCTAATAGCGCCGCAAATAATACTAGAGGCGTATCGTTCGCGTTTTGTATTTAGAATATGGACATAAATATAATTAACAGATGGTTGAAGTTTAATGGGATCTTATCGTTGCGAAAAAGTACTAATTATATAATATTGCATCACGCGTCAAAATCTTCTTGTACTGTAGAAGATGTTCACAGCTGGCATTTGGCTAAAGGATGGGCGGGTATAGGATATAACTTCTTCGTTCGAAAAAATGGTGAAATATTCCAAGGAAGACCATTGATAACCATTGGAGCGCATACGGAAAGCTATAATAATACGTCTATTGGTATTTGTTGCGAGGGAAATTATCATGAAATTGATATGTTTATGCCTAAACAACAACTAGACAGCCTGGTTAAGTTAATTAGCTATATCAAGAAATATTATACAAGTGTTAAAGTTATAAAGCATAGTGATGTTAACTTCACTGCATGTCCGGGTAAATATTTCCCGTTCAATGATATACTATTAGGAACGATAAAGGGAGTATTAATGATGAGCGAATATGAAGAGCTTTCAAAAAGGATATCGCGTTTGGAAAACGCTATGGTATATAACTATATAGACGCTAATACTGCTAAGATATCTTATGACGCTAACGAGTGTTTGAAGTATTTAAAAGAACGAGGTCACTTAAGAGGCAACGAAAAAGGCGAGCTTGGACTAACGCTTGATATGATAAGGATGCTTATTATTAACTGGCGTGCAGGACTGTATAAATAGACGGAGGTGATAAAATATGGTAGACGCAGTAAAAACAAAGATAAGCAAAGGAATAGAGGAGCTAATTTCCGGAGAAGCAAGCGCAAGAGCAAGTTATCAACAGTTCTTGATAGATAATCCTAACTTAGATAAAGAAGACGTTAAGATTATAAGAGAGATACAGTCGGACGAAACAAACCACGAACAAATTCTAATATCTATGGCCGGCAATTATGACGGCATTGGCGCTTCGAAAAAATAACATTTAATAATAGGGGGTAATGAATATGAACTATAAAAACTTCTTGTCCAGCAAAACAATATGGTTTAATGTTATTACGCTTTTTTTAGAGATCATATCTATGGTGAACGATTCATTTCCGTTGCCTCCTCACGTGTTAGGATTAATCATAGGATTGGGTAATATTGTTTTAAGGTTTTTGACGACACAGCCGTTGACTATACTTAAATTTGGAAAAGATATTAACGGAGGGTAGATTATGAACACAATAGAGGTAGTAACAATATTATCCCAACTGCTAGGAATAATTTCCATGATTGTAACTGTAAGCTTTTTCTTTGGAAAAATATCCAGCGAAATTAAGATAGCAGTCCATAAAATAGACTGTGTTGACGGCAAGGTTAATGTACTGCAAGAAAAAGTAGAGCGAAATTCAAAGGATATCGCAGTTAATTTCAATGATATATGTATGTTAAAAGAAAAAATGCTTCCTAAGGATAGGTGTAACTAAATGCTAGTATTTTTATTATCAGGAATTGTCGAATCATTATATATTGCTTTGTTCTTAATATTTGCAAAAAACATTAAAACATACCGCACTATATTTATAATTTCGGTTATGATATCATATATACTGTTAGGAATAATTTTTCTAGGAAGCATATGGTTCAACATTACATTTATTATTGCACTGTACTGCATACTCAAATTGCTATATAGAGGCGGAGCGGGTGTTTTAGATTTATTCATACATATGATTTCGTGTTATATAATGACTATAGTATTAATTTTATCTATATATGCGCATTTTATAGGGATGGATTTAATAGTATCTACTATAATATTTAAGATCTTGGCTATTGGTTTTATACTTATACATAGACTAAATATAAGGAGATTTTGCTTATATTATAAATCCATATGGAATAGAGAAACTAATAATACTAAAATAAGAAGTTTAACCGTTAGAAATATAAGTTTAATTCTATTTAACACGCTTGTAATAATATTCCATTTTGGAACTATTTTTCTATTTAAAGCGCAAAGGTGGTGATGAACATGAGGACAGAAATAATGTTTGGAAGCCCAATTTTCGGAAACAAAAATAAGGGTGAATAAGGCAGGTTTGATGAATGAAAGAAAAGCTTGTTGGAATTTCATCTATCGTTG